CCTTCTGGAATTGAAAAAACTTACATTGTAAAAAATGGAACAAGTGGAGCATTTACAGTTGAGTTTAAACCAGTTGGTGGAACTGGAGCAACTTGGTCTACGACTGATAAAGGAATTAAAATTTTATATTCAGATGGAACAAATATTACAACAGTAGATTTATCTACATTAGCTGGAACAGTTGCGTCTGCTTCTATTGCTAACAATGCAGTTACAACTGCAAAACTTGATACATCAGCAGTTACAGCAGTTAAAATTACTCAATCAACAATTACACAAGCTAAACTTGCTGCTAATTCTGTGGGTGCTAATCAAATAGTTCAATCTACAATTACACAATCAAAACTCGCTGCAAATTCAGTTGGTGCAAATCAATTAATTTCAACAGGTGTGACTGCAGCAACTTATACAGCTGCTACAATTACAGTTGATGCTGATGGTCGTATTACTTCTGCATCTTCTGGATCCGGTGGTGCTGGTGCATTTATACCAGTGCTTGTATCAGAAGGACCAGCATCAGGAACTTATACAGCAACACCAACAGCAAATAGAATTGGTGTTTACCTGTATGCAGGAGGTGGTGGGGGTGGAGGTGGATCATTTTATGGAAGTGGTGGACCTGGTGGAGCTGGTGGTGGAGGTGGGTATGGATTTTATAATAAACCTATAACACAACCTTTTTCTCAACCATATTCAATTGGTGGAGCCGGTGGTGGAGGCGGTGGTGGACCTGGAAATTCTGGACCATTTAATGGTCGTCCAGGAAATGCTGGAGGAGCCACAAATATTACAAATGTAGGAACAGTTAATGCAGGTAATGGAGGAGGTGGAGGACCTCAAAGTTCTCCTCCTGGTACTCCAGGAACTGCTGGAACAGCACCTGGTGCATCTTTAACTTATCCTAATAGAACTTTTACTGTTGGTAGTAATTATGGAGCTGCTGGAAATGCAGGTAGTAGCCCTGGCGAAGGTGGAAACAGTGGAACTACTGGATATATTGCGGTATTTGAAAATACAGGAACATAAATATGGCTTATTTTATTTTTTTAAAAAATTTTGACGGCATAGAAAATACTCTCTATCGTATTGCTGAAAATCAATTTGATTTAAATAATTTAAATATAAATCAATCTAATTATAAAATAATTGAAGATTTACAGATTAATTTTGACTCCGTAAAATATGGTACAAAAAATGTTATAAAATATAATGATAATATTATAACATATGAAGATACATTTACTTTTTTTGAAAAAAAAGAAAATTTAAATGATTATGTATTAAATTATAAAAACAATATAAATCAATTTTTAAAAAATAATAAAAATCATCAATTATTTAATCGTTGGAATAATTATTATACTCAATTAAATAATTTAGACTTAAATTCTATTGAATATCCATTAAATAAATCACTAGAACAATATTTTAAAGATCAAAATTTACCCTCTTTAAATCCTTTACAAATACCTTAAAAATTGCTAATTAATTAGCATGTTTGAGAAAGTTATTGAGTTTAGTGCTCATGAAGATTATTTTGCATTAAAAGAAGATTATCCTACTCCTATAAAATTAAATATACCAGAATGGTATAAAAAATTAGAACATAATTATTTAAATAAAACTGTAAAAGGATGTATGCCTTTTTTAGACACATTAATATCTGGTTATTTATTAAAAACACCGCAAGATTTTAACATAAGGCATAATGTCGACAATGAAAATGAAGAAGGAAAAAAATTTAAAGATTCTTTTCAAACGTTTGGTTTACATGATCAATTACAATTACTTATTGCAAAACAAGTAAATTTAAATTCAGGAATAGACGTCCATCCTATAAAACAATTAGAAGGATCACCTTTAATAGAAAAAAATAAAAATCTTCCTTTTTATAAAATACTTAATCCTTGGAAAATAAAAACACCAAAAGGATATTCTTGTTTATTTTTACCACCATTAAATAATTCAGATGATAGATTTTCAATAATTCCTGGAGTAGTAGATACGGATACATTTCCAAATGAAATTAATTTTCCAATAATCATTAATGGAGATAAATATCCTGTATTAAAAACGACTATAGAAAAAGGAACACCTTATGTACAAATAATACCCTTCAAAAGGGATTCTTGGAAAATGAAATTAAAAACTAGGACACAAAAAGAAGTACAAAATTCTAGACTTTTTTATGGATTAAAGATATTAAATATTTATAAAGATAAATATTGGAATAAGAAATCATGGAAATAAATAAAAATTATAAAATCATAGATAATTTTTTAGATAAAAATATTTTTTTGGATATAAAAAATTTTATAGAGAGTCCTAATTTTAATTGGTTTTTACAAAAAAAAATAAATGAAAATCATGATGAAAATGATTTAACAAGTTATTTTACACATATATTTTTTTGTGAACAAAATAATATTTTTAAAGTTAGTAATTCTTTTAATTTAATTATTCCAATTTTAACTAAAATAAATATGAAAAAATTAATAAGAATAAAAGCAAATTTTTATTCAAAAACAGAAAAAAAAGAAATACATAAAGAACATGTTGATTATGAATTTACTCACGATGGAGCTATTTATTATATTAATAATAATAATGGAAAAACTATTTTAAATAAAAATGTTGAAATAGATTCCGTTGAAAATAGATTATTATTATTTAATCCTAGTATTCCTCATAGTAGCACAAGCACTACAGATTCAAAATTTAGAATTAATATTAATTTTAATTTTATATAAATTATGGATATAAAAAAATTTATTCAAATATACGATAATGTTTTACCATTAAATGCATTATGTAATTTAATTCGTTTTGCAAATATTTCTAGTTTTAATAAAACACAAGTAGGAGGTGGAAATGAAGCTAGAACAGATTTTAATATTAGAAGAACATATACTTTACCTTTATCTAATGTTTGTGACTCTCTAACAAATGTTCACTGGTTTAATTTACTTCATTTTTATTTTAATAAAAATTTAAATCAATATAAATTTGACTGCAATATTTTAGATTATGAATACAAAAATATTTTTGATATAGAAATTTTAAAATATGAAAATACTGGTTTTTATAATTGGCATGTAGATCATTTTGCAGAAGTCCCAAGAACGATGAGTTGTATTTTATTATTAAATAATGACTATGAAGGTGGAAATTTATGTTTTAGGAATCCAGATGGAAGTGGTGAATGGGAAGTAGAAGTTAAACCAAATAGAATGATTATTTGGCCTAGCAGTTTTTTATATCCACACACAGTAAAACCAGTAACAAAAGGAACAAGATATTCAGTTGTAGCATGGGCACTTTAAACTATAAAACAATAAATAATTTTTTAGATAATACTTTATTTAGTGATTTTAAAAAACTTTTAATGTCGGAAAATATTAATTGGTTTTGGAAAGATCATATGACTAATAATGATAATTATTTCTTTAATCATTGTTTTTATAATAAAGATGAAATTAAATCTGATTTTTTTGAACCTTTTATAGTTCCAATATTAAAAAAATTAAATTGTAAAAAAATACTTCAAGTTAGGGCAAATCTTTTATTAAAAAAAGAAAAAAGTTTTAAATCAAATTTTCATAAAGACTATGATTTTAACTGTAATACTGCTATATTATATATTAATACTTGTAATGGATATACTATTTTAGATAAATTAAAACAGATTAAAATAGATTCAGAAGAAAATAAAATGTTAATTTTTAATTCTCAAATAGAACATGCAGGTGTTAGTCAAACAGACTGTGAAAGAAGAATAGTGATAAATTTTAATTATTTTTCAATATGAAAACAATAAAAGATTTTAAATATAAATTAATTAAAAACTTCTTAACTCAAGAAGAAATTAAATTATTAACAGATTATTGCAGAATAAAACATCGATTAAATTTTAATTCATTTGATTTTGAACAAAATGATAATGGAGATACATTTTTTTATGGGGATCCTTTGATGGAATCTCTAATGGTAAATAAATTAGAATTAATGCAAAAAGAAACTGGTTTAGAATTATTATGTACTTATGCATTTTGGAGAATGTACACAATGAATGCAGATTTAAAAAAACATAAAGATAGACCGGCATGTGAGATAAGTGTTACAGTAATGATTGGATCTGACGGAAATAAATGGCCAATTTATATGGACGGAACTGAAATTAATATGGAACCAGGAGATGCTGCTATATATTTAGGATGTGAAATAGAACATTGGAGAGAAGAATTTAAAGGCGATTGGCATGCACAAACTTTTTTACATTATGTAGATAAAAATGGAAAAAATAGAGAATGGTTTAAAGACAAAAGAATATTATATGGAATAGTAAAATGAAATTTAAACAATATAAAAATGGGTCTTGTGATATAGAATTTTCTTGGAAAGAAAGATTACTTCTTTTTAGAAAAGGTAAATTACATTTATCAGATGAATATCTAAGACATTTTGGTAATAATTTAGTTAAAATTGTAATGGACTGGCAATTAAAATTTAAGGAAGATATTGCTAATAAACAAACATTTGTGGATACAAAAATAGAAGGTAAGTAATTAAAATTTTATAGTGATTATAATAACTAAAATAAATAACTATAAAGAAATAAATAAAAATATATTATCTTTAATAGATAAAATTCCAAATAATCAAATGCAAAAAAATGGAGATAAAATATATCATACAGATTGGAATTTACCTGATAACTTTAAAAGAGAATATTTAGATTATTTTATTAAGATAATACAACCTTATTTAAATGAAATATCTATTAAATTAAGCTCTAAAATTTTAAAAATATCAAATATATGGTTTCAACAATATAAAAAATTAGATACTCATACTTGGCATACACATTCTGAATCTAATTTTACCAATGTTTACTTTGTAGAACTTCCTTCTAAATCTCTAGGAACTGAAATTTTAAATCATAATAAATTAGATTTAAATGAAGGTGATTTACTTACATTTCCAGCATATCTATATCATCGTTCCCCCGTAAATAATACTGAAGGAAGAAAAACAATTATATCTTTTAATAGTAATATTTCTGATTATAGAGAATAAATAACTCTTTATTGTTAATTATATAGATATAAGGTATATTAAACTTTATGCCTTTAAAAAAGATACCTATAAAAGCTGGATTTAATAAACAAGATACCGCAACTGCCGCAGAAGGGCAGTGGATTGATGGTGATTTTATTCGTTTTCGTTATGGATATCCTGAAAAAATAGGTGGATGGCAACAATTATTGCCTGAAACATTGGCAGGAGTTGCAAGAGCTCAACATACATGGACAGATTTAAGTGGCAATAAATATGCAGCGATAGGAACTAATAAAATACTTGCTATTTATTATGAAGGAGCTTTTTATGATATTACACCACTTGGTACAGCTTTAACTGGATGTACTTATACATCTACAACAGGATCTGCAACCGTTACTATTAATAAAGCAGGTCATGGATTATCAGTTGGTGATTATATTATATTTACAAGTGTTACAACACCAGGAGCACCTACTACAAGTTTTACATCAGCAAATTTTACAACAAATACTTTTGAAGTAATAGCAGTTCCAACATCTGGAACATTTAGAATTACAATGCCGGTAACTGAAACAGGAACAGGTGTTACTGCAGGTGGAACATTAACTACAACTCCTTATGTATTTGTAGGTCCTGTTAATCAAACTTATGGTTATGGATGGGGAACATCAACTTATGGGACAATTGCTTGGGGAGAAGCATCATCCTCTCCTACAGTTGTATTATCTCCAGCTAACTGGTCATTTGATAACTTTGGACAAATATTAATTGCAACTATTAAAAATGGTAAAACATATTCATGGAATCCAGCTGCATCTGGCGCTTTAACCACAAGAGCAACTGTTATAAGTGGAGCTCCAACTAAATCAGTTTGTTCAATTGTATCTGATAGAGATAGACATTTAATATTACTTGGAACAGAAACAACAATTGGATCACCGTCAACACAAGATCCAATGTTTATAAGATTTTCAAATCAAGAAGATTATAATACTTGGTTTCCAACTGCAACAAACACAGCCGGTACTTTTAGACTGGACACGGGAAACTATATTGTTGGAGCTGTACAAGGTAAAGATTATATATTTATTTTAACGGATCAAGCTGCATATGTGATGCAATTTGTAGGTCCTCCTTTTGTATTTTCAATTAGACAGGTAGGTACAAACTGCGGATGTATTGGTCAGCATTCAATAGTCTTTGCACAAGGTGCGATATTCTGGATGGGATTTGGTGGTGGATTCTTTGTCTATGATGGTACAGTTAAACAATTACCATCATTAGTAGAAGATTATGTATTTACAACGGGTGGAGATAATCCAGGTGTGAATTATAATGCAGCAGATATTATTTATGGTTCTCACAATAGTTTATTTAATGAAGTGGTTTGGTTTTATCCAACAAATAGTTCATCACAAATTAATGCATCCGTAGTTTATAATTTTGTTGAAAATACTTGGACAACCATGTCTTTAGCTAGAACAACTTATTCGGATGCTCAAACTTATGATAAACCTTATGCTACTAAATGGACATCAAATGCTACACCAACATTTCCAACTATTAATGGTGTGACAAATACTTATGGTGCATGTATTTATTATCAACATGAAACAGGTGTTAATGAAGTAAGTTATACTGGAGTTAAAACAGCAATACCTGCCTACATTGAATCTGGAGACTTTGATTTAGATGTTGAAGGAGATGGTCAATATTTAATGAAGATAAATAGATTTATACCTGACTTTAAAATACTTACAGGAAATGCTAAAGTAACTTTATTGTTAAGAGATTATCCATCTCAAACACAAAATAGTCAGATGTTGGGACCTTATACTGTAACTTCATCTACAACTAAAATAGATACTAGAGCAAGAAATAGATTAATGAGTATTAAAGTTGAAAATGAATCTACAGATGAAAACTGGAGATATGGATTATTTAGAGTAGACATTCAACCAGATGGAAGAAGATAATGGCAAAGATTACAACCTATATACCAGAACCAAGTCAAGAGTATTCACCAGATAATCAAAGACAAGTATTACAAGCACTTGAGACATTAAAGAATCAATTAAATTTTTCTTTTCAAGAAGATCTAAGACAAGAACTTCAAAGATTTACTTGGTTTAATATGAGGTTTGGCTGCTAATGAGTTGCGAAAATATAAATGTTACTACACAACCAGTAAGTATTAATGGAACAAATACAGATGCATTTGGAAGATTAAGAGTATCTTCTCCGTATACATTATTTGATTCTCAAAATAGATACGCAATAGACAATCAATTTGAAACAGCGACTGTTACAGGTGGATCTACTACATATTTACCAAATGAATCATCTGTTAGTATGGATTTAACAACTGCTTCTGGTGCTGAAGTCGTTAGACAGTCTTATAGATGTATGCCTTATCAACCAGGTAAAGGATTATTGTTTCTTGGAACATTTCAAATGAATACTGCTAAAGCAAATTTAAGACAACGTTGTGGATATTTTGGAACACAAAACGGAGTTTATTTTGAATTAACTGGAGCTGCACCTGGAACTAAAGCATTCGTAATGAGAACCTATATTGGTGGATCAGTAGACAATACAACAAGAAGGGTTGAACAATCTTCTTGGAATGGTGATAAATTAGACGGAACTGGACCTAGTGGATTAACATTAGACTTAACTCATCCTCAAATTTTGTGGATGGATTTTGAGTGGTTAGGTGTTGGTAATGTTAGATGCGGATTTATTATTAATGGTTTGTATATCGTTTGTCATACTTATCAAACTGCAAACGTTTATGGATCTTCTGTTTATATGACTACAGCAACATTACCGGTAAGATATGAAATAACAAATACTGCAGCAACAGCGTCATCTTCATCATTAAAACAAATATGTTCATCCGTTGTATCAGAAGCTGGGTTTGAACAAACATCAATCGAACATACTGCTATAAGAGAAACAGCACAAACGGGTATTGAAACAACGGCTTATGTTCCAATAGTATCTATTAGACTAGCTTCAGGAAGAACAAATGCAGTGGTTTTACCAAACAAAGTTTCTTTTTTTCCAACTACAAATGATAATTTTCAAATTGCATTAATTAAAAATCCAACATTAACAAGTGCTACTTGGGCAGCAACTGTTCCATCAGATTCAAACGTAGAATATGATGTTGCAGCAACAGCTTTATCGGGTGGTACACTTGTTCAAGTAGATTATGCAACCTCATCTAATCAAGGAACTGTTATTACTTCTGCTCCTACAGGATATAATTTTGACTTACAATTAGGAGCGACAATAGCTGGAACAAGTGATATTTATACTGTAGCAGCAAAATTAATAAATGGTGCTGCTGGTGAAGGTGTTGGTCTTCTTGAATTTTATGATTTAACACAATAATACAATGGCAAATATTTATAAAAATGCATTTTATGATCCAACAACAACAGCTGTTGTGACAGTATATACATGCCCATCAAATGCTAATGCTATTATTCAAAACATACAAGTAACAAATGAATCTGGAAGCAAAGTATTAAAAGTATCTATTAGTGATGATTCTGTATCTACAATTTATCAAATAGCTTATGCTAGTATATCGGGTCCAACTACTTGTAATTTAGCAAAAGGACCTATTGTATTAGAAGAAACTGATACTATAAGACTTGAAAGTTCTTCTACATCTGGTATAAGTGCTACATTGGCAATTTTAGAAATAAACAGAGACGATCAAAACGGACAAAATTAATATGTTTTATTTTTGGCATACAGCAATAGTAATATTATTTTTAGCCTTTTCATTTTTTATGGGTTATAGATATGGAAAAAAAACTAAAGAATTAAAAATTACATATTTAGAAGAAAAACCTAAAGGAAAATGCCCAATGAGATTTAATTAAAATATGGATCAGAAAGTATATAATATAGATACAGAAACAGTAACTATAATAAAAAATAAAAAGACAGGATACATATATAAAGACGAAGAAGAACTTAAAGCTGCAAACGTTGATCCTAATGATATTAGCAGAGACATTGTAGTTAAAGTTACTAATAAAGGATTAGAAATGTTTAAAAAATTTATGAGTGAAAAATGAAACCTAGAGGTGGTACAGAATTACAATTTGAATTTTTAGAAAAACATGTAAGCAAAGATTTACTTGATCAAGTACAAATTTGTACATCTATTCCAGGTAAAGTTCCATTAGATACAAATAAAGTAAATATACTTTGGCAAAAGAATTCTTATGATCAACCAAATTTAGCACCATGGTTTTCTGATAAATCTAATCATTCAAAATATGATTGGTATGTATTTAATTCACATTGGAATTATGAAAAATTTAGATATTATTTTGATATACCAACAGAAAGATCTATTGTTATAAAAAATGGTGTATTACCAATTGTTCCAAGAACAAAACATGTAAAAGGAGAGCAAATTAAACTTATATTTCATCCAACTCCATGGAGAGGATTAAATGTAATACTTGCAGCAATGCAACTTGTTAAAAATCCATTAGTTAGTTTAGATGTTTATTCTTCAACAGAAGTATATGGAGATTCGTTTAAACAATCTAATGATGATACGTATAAAGAATTATATGAACAAGCTAAAACATTATCTAATGTAAATTATATTGGATATAAACCACATGAATATATAAGAGAAAATTTACACAAATATCATATTTTTGCTTTTCCAAGTATTTGGGAAGAAACATTCTGTATATCAGCATTAGAAGCAATGGCAGCTGGTTTATATTGTATTACAACAGATCTTGGTGCTTTATATGAAACAGGGGCAGAATTTATAACTTATGTTCCATATGAAAAATCATTTACACGTTTAGCACATAAGTTTGCATATGCTATTGATCATGCAGCAGATACATTAGATCATCCTGCCATCAGACAACATTTAGATATGCAAATTGATTATACAAATAGATTTTATAACTGGAATAAAATTGGTTATGCGTGGACAAACTTTTTAAAAGGAGCAATTAATGCAAGACGCAAGTAAGCCAATATGGTTTAAAAAAGAACAACAAATCACTACAGAAAAAATTATACCAACAGATGGATTTAATTTTAATAATGTAAAACTATTAGTTGCAACTCCAGTTCATTCAGAAGTATCTATTCATTATACTCAATCATTATTAACTTTGATGGGCATGGGACATTCATTAGGTCTTGTTATAGATTTTTTATTATTAAAATCATCTTTAGTTACTCAAGGAAGAAATTTATGTACAGCAAGTTTTTTAAATAAAAAAGAATACACTCATATGTTATTTGTTGACGGTGATATTGCATTTGAAGCATCTTCTGTAGTTAAACTGCTTAAATGTGATAAAGATGTTATTTCAATTCCGTATCCAATGAAAACACTTAATTGGAATAAAATACATAAAAGAATTAAAGAAGAAGATGTAAATTCAGATATATTATCTAAATCTGGATTTACTTATCCGATAAAAGTTGAAGATCAATCTAATATAAATATTAGTAAAGGTATCATGGAAGTAACCCATTCTCCAACTGGATTTATGTTAATTAAAAAAGAAACTATTTTAAAAATGATTGAAAAATATCCTAATCTTAAAATTAAACAACCTACTATATTAAATGGTGAAACAAGAGATACTGAAAATTTATGGAATTTCTTTGATACTTGGTTTGATCAATCTACAAATAAATACTATGGAGAAGACTTTGCATTCTGTCAAAAATGGAGAGATATTGGTGGAAAATGCTACTGTTATGTTGATGATTTTATTACTCATGTTGGAGAATATTCTTTCGAAGGTAAATTTATTGATGAATTGATAAATACAAGAAAGATTGACGATTCCAATAAAATCAAGTAAAGTCTACTGTTTTCAGGATTAATATGCCTGCCTCAAAGATGTTAGATGATTTAAAAACTATCTTATCTTTATACCGACAATTTGATCGCTATAATAAGTACACAGATAAAGATTTGTTATTTCACATTCTACCTTCTTATGAATTGAATCAATATAAGATACATAAACAAGGGGAAGAAGTGATCGCATTTACCAACTGGGCTTTTCTAGATAAAAACGCTGAAAAACAATTCATTTTAACAGGTAAAATAAACCCTAATGATTGGAAAAGTGGTGATAATGTATGGCACTTTGATATTATTTGTGTTAAAAATCTTAAAAAAGTTATGTCTTGGATTAAACAATATTATACAAATTTATTAGGAACAAACAGATCTGTTAA